ATGATTTTAAGTTTCGATTTCTAGTTTCACCGCCGATTGTGTATTTCCGTACACTATCGTCGTAATTTGATTAGGAATTGCATTTATGTGGTCTTATTCTAAGTGTTGAACAGCTTACAATAGGACCTTAAACCCGACAGAGTTCATGACAAACGCGCAAGTATATGGTTAACGCTATTAGCTTGGACGGATTTTCGTTTAGAGCACGATCGAGGTGAGAGCCGACGTGTAATGGTTACCCACTGTCTAGTGGTGGGGCTACCCAAGGCGTAGTATCAACGCCTATCTGATCCTGTTTGATCAGTGACCTAGCCATGGTCTAAGGATAATATTATGTATAAGCAGTATAGCTGTTCATCGGCCCCCGGGTGTTTGGATAGTGATTGACTGTGGAAGATGAGAAAATTCCAGATAATTAGGAGAAAACCGTACGACTTAAGTGTCGGCACCACAGAGGCTAACAAGCCCAGGTGTTAACGATTAGAGAATCTAGGTTAGATCTCCTTTTCAGTGTGTAAACATGGCAAATCAACAAAACAACAACAACAACAACAACAACAATTTTGAGAGCGGTGTAGTTACCATCAGCCGCCAACAGGAGCGAGATCTAGTGAAGAAGAGAGCGAAGAAGCTACGAAAAGCATTCGGACCGTCAATCGGATCGGAAGAGAAATTTGCTAGAGCTGCGAGAAAGTTGGCTAAGATGGAAATACAACGTGATCGGGACGAGAAGTTTGAAATGAGGCATGAAACATGGGCTGATTTTTACACTCGTTCCAAGGTATGCGTCCAAGACGCTTACAGGAAGTTTGGAATGTTTTGCGGATCGATGGTGTATGCTTATAGTGTCTTGGAAGGCATGAGAGAGTTAAAGCGCGACGTGAAGCTACATTTCAAGAATGTTAGAAAGAAGGTGGCTTTTTCGGCCGCCTTGACGGCAGCACAGTGGGCTGCCCAGAAACCGACTTTGATGACTTCTATTTTGGAAGTGGTTAAATTATTGGATATAACTACCGATGGATTCTTGTCCAGAACTTCAGCTAATATAGTTAGTAGTATCTCGGACTTGATAATGGATTCAACCTTCGTTGCCCGTGCCACAGATGTGGCCGCCGCTTTGAAAAAGCGGACTGCGGAAGTATTGCTTGGTAGCAAGAAGGAAGAAGAGGATACGGTTTATATTCGATTTAAAGGAGAACAAACACTGAGACCTATACGGCGAACGGAGTTCGCGTTGATGGCCTCGGCTTTTGGAAATAAAGTCATCAAAACGGAAGGAGAGATCCATACCGTGGAGGAAGGTGAGTATAACCCTGTTGAGGATGAAGTAGAAATACAACACCAAAGCGACACAGTGGAAACTCACGATGGAATGATTGCAGCTATAGCCGCTTTGATATCTAGTGTATTGATCGGACGTGGCGTGCAGGCGAGTGAGACTGCAAAGTCTTTATTGCGAAACACAGGAAACATGGGCCGCGATTTTGCCAATAGCTGTAGAGGATTTGATGTGGCGCGCAATATAATGCAAAAATTAATTGTGTGCATACAACAGTTCCTCCGAAATTGGTCAGACCGTTATGCCCTAGTTGAAGAAGGCGTGGAAGGTATTA